ATTGGACCATATGAGCAGACGTAAATCGTCTTAATTGGAGCCCATATTACCAGGCCAGTCTGAGGACTGGATGTCATGTAGCGTTGGAGGGGCTACACGAAACCAACTCATGAGTGGTGCACTACTCGTGTTTAATGTGACGGGGCATGAATCCTGTCAGCTATTTCTAGATCCAACCACCCTTGGTTGCGGTCATTCATCCTTATGGAGGTTAAGATCTCCACACAGGCGTTACTATTAGTTAGAACGTCGGTGACAAATATCTNTTTGGAGAATGAGCGTGCTTTGGACCGGCTAGTAGGTAGCAGCATTGACCACGAGCTGTGATCTGCAATAATTCAACGACGACCGAAATCGGGTAATCATCCCCGCTGACCACCGGTTGTCCAGACACTGACGGTGTTAGAAGTTGAGTAATGTCATTGACTGAGTCGGACAGTAGGCATTATTTTTCCCCTTTCTCATTAGGGGTAATCCACGGGGTAACGCTTAAAGTGGAAGATGAGAGGTTTTTTCGGGCGGCTTGTTAGCCTTAGCTGCTCGGGTTCTTGACATAAGTAACGCGGAGAATCTGGTAGAGTTTATCTGACTTTGGCTGCCAGGTACCAGAAGTGGTGCATCAAATCAGGCTGTATTTCAATAAGAAACAAAAACAAACCCGTCGCGGTAAGGTCAAGGGACCTGCGCGACAAAAGAAATCCAGGGGAGGAACCAACCCTGGTGCGACGTCAGCGCTGGCTTCGCTCACTGAGGACACTGAGTGCTACTATTCAGCGTTGGCTCGGCCGTTTAGCATGGGCTCTCGAGGTGCTGGGATACCTTCTTTCCCGGCCGTTGCGAGCCAGAAGACGACGGGCCTGCTTAACGGTGTGTGTGCTGTAGGTACCACGGGAATCGGTTTTATTGCTGTCTCCCCATCTCTGGCTTACGACAAGCCAGTTGCTTACTGCACAACTGCTGCTTCCACTCTAAGTGATATCAGTATTGTGGCACCGTTCACCGGACTCACGACTCCAGCTGTTTCAGCACTCCCGTATAAGTACAACGACCTTGTTGACGGAACTGCGGCTGCTCCTTCTCTCGTAAGAGGAAGAATTGTCAGCACTGCACTCCGTGCTCGTTACATCGGAACTGAGCTTAACAAGGGTGGACGTATGGTAGCTTATGTGTCACCTGATCACTCGAATCTCAACGGCCAAACTTTTGAGGAGTTAGCTGGTAGATCTGAAGCGATCCGACTCCCCGTGTCCCGTGAATGGACGGAGGTTGTGCTGTTTAGTAACAAGACAGATGAGATGACTTATCCTGGTCACAATTATGGATCTACAGCGGCTGAGGAAGCACTTAGATCTGTTTATCCTTGTAGCAACTACGAGTATATCGAGGGTACTTCACCATACAATGGCGCAGCCCCGATCGCTCTTATGTTCTCGGGTGTCCCAGGGAATGAGTTTGAGTATGAGGTTGTCGTCCACTGTGAGTACATTGGACGACCCACTGCTCCTCAGTCGACCACATCGCATTGTGATATGAATGGTATGTCAAAGGTTCAGAACGCTGCTTCACAGACTGGTCTTATACGTTCTGGCACTTCTGCTCGAACCGGTGAGAAGAGTATGGCACAAGCTTTCATGCAATTTGCTTATGAAAACCGTGTTGCTATCTCTAGTGCTGCGAAGATGGGAGTCAACTTTTTGAACGGAGCTCCCGTCGGTCGCCAGCATCTCCTCAGATGAGGAGACGGTCTGACCGAAGACGTTAAATTCGGGGTGAGAGTGAGTGGAGCGGAGAGCGCTAGACCCATTGTGGGAGCAGGTGGAGGCAGAAGGTCGGATAGAATTCGTACCAGTCGTGCCAAGCCGGGTCAAGGTGGAAAGAGTAAGGGTTCTGGTGGGAAAGTACAAGTCAGTACTAAGTCCCAGACCGGACGTGCGAAGGTTGTGAATGACAGGGAGGATGACGAGCAAGAAGATGACGAAGGTAACGGTACTTGGACCGATACCCGCGATTACTTCATTTGTTCTGATTTTCCTGTCACTAACACAAAGTTCATGTCTGAGAATTTGGTTGAGGGTGCTGTGGAGTATGATTGCATGGGAGCTCCGTACTGTGGTTTGGTGTGTATTGACACCGCTCTACGTAAGGAACGAGATTGTGATGATTATG